GGTTGTCATAGTTCCCGTCCAGCGACAGTGACCCCACGTAGCAGTCGTGTGACTTCACGGCGGTGACGACTTTCGCCTGCAGGATGAAACTGGAGCCGAACGAGCTGATCGCGGAGGCGGTGATCTTCAGGACAGTGACTTCCTGTCCTTCGCCGATGATCCTGATGTTGTCCGGAACATTTACTGGCGCGCCCATTTCATACGTGCCGCGGTAGATGTATAGGATCCCGCCCCCGAGCCCGTCGAGCAGGTCAAGCGCCGCCTGGATCTGCAGGTGATCGGAAACCCCGTCGCAGACGTAATCTGCGTCGGATCCGGCCGCACCTACGGACAGGAACTGATAGCCGATAAACGCTTTGATTTGCGCCGCCGTTGCTTTCTTGCTGGTGCCGCCTTCGTTGACCAGGAATTCGTTTGTCGCCTGGACGGCCGAGACAGCCGAGTATGCCGATACCTTCCCCATGTCGATCTCCTATAACGGCCCAACTGGATATTCATTCACTGTGCGCGGGGATCCCAGGTCGTCCCCATGGAGGACCTGCTGCGTGGATCTGTTCTGCCGGTCCGCGATCAGCATCGCTTCGCTCTCGTCGAACAGACCCTTCCAGTACGCCACATCCGCCTCATACTCCCGACGTTTGGAGTAGTACTGGCAGACGGCATAGGCATAGATAGCGTCGTGATGCGGCTCCGGTATTAGCGGCACTTCGCCGATGGTGTAGGACTGCCCTGATGCGGTGTCGCCCTGATAGGGATAGTGAATCGAAAGCGACGTTGCACTGGCGACGGCCGAGATGTCGTACCATTGCCCGTCGGGCAGTTTGATTGAGCGGCCGACCATGGCCGAGGTCCAGACCGTGGTCGTGCCTGTGACGGTCGTGCCGGCGGCGGTCACGGCCACGGTGCCCGTTGTATAGTCGTCATTGACAAAGTCGACGACAGCCAGGTTAAAAATGATGTCGATATCAATATTGTCCTGGCTCGGGGTAGGGTAGAGCCACAGCTCTTGATGCACCCGACCCGATAAGGATTTGCGCGTCATGAAATACAACGGGTCGCCGCTAGACGCCTGGTCCCGCAGCATGTCCCACTGTTCGACCGAGGTCACTTCAGTGAGCCCCCGGCGCGTGTTCCCGTCCACCCAGACGACGGACTTCATCTTCGAATACTGCGGCGGCAGCGGATATACGTACTGCCCATCCACAGAGTCCAGGGTGATCCGGTATTCGGACGTATCGATATCGCCGGCGCGCACCAGTTTTCCGTGCCCACGCGAAAGCATCCTCTTGCCGAATGCCAGATTGGCGGCCGAGGTGTCGTTGGTTTGATCGGTATAGTTCGTCTGCAAATCCGAGAAAGTAAGCATAAGACAGCCTGTTCAAAGGTCGGCGTATCTTATGGCACTTCTACGGTAATGTCGCCCGCATTGTAGCCTCATTCAGGTCCGTTTTCAATTCGGCAATTTGCGCCTGTGCGTCGGCTATCTCATAGGCCACTTCTTCCCTGACGGCGGCGACACTGGCCTGGAATTCCTTAAAGTTCTCCTCGAGCTCGGCAAACTCCCGGCGCTTCGCTGCCAGCAGCTGATGCAGGCGGTTCAGGCGGGCATGCATATCCTGCGTTGCCCGCTGTTCGATCTTGGCTTCCGCCTCATCGTAGACAGTCATCTTCATTGTCATCCCTAGGCTGGGAGATTGTTTCGGATTGCGTTGGAGGCAGTTTCGGCACTGCCGCCGAAGACCACTTCTGTTTCATCGTCGCCGTCATCTGCCGGCACCTGGTTGGGATCCATATTCAGGGCGGGCGCATCGTGCAGGATCTCTTCTTCCATGACCTGCTTCGGCGTCCGCTTGCGGGCTTCATAGTCACGCTGCTGCGCCTCGATTTGCTCTTTCATCGACAGCTCCTCCAGCTGATCGATGTTCTCCGTTTTGCCTTGGCACCGGTTCTGGAACGCAATTCGCTCCTTGCTGTCGATCCGCATGGCAGACTGCAGGCGCTTCTCATTGTCGGTACCGAGATACTTCGAAATCATTTCCCGATCACATAACTTTTTGGCGAAGTGGCGCGCCAAAAACAGAGGATAGACCTTCGTCTCGCCTGGTTCGATCACATAACTTTCCTGCTCCCATTTCCCGACGAACGTCTTGGGGCTGATGTTGGTGAACTCGGTCAGGTCGTCATAACGCTTGGCCATTTGGTTTTCCTTATTTAACTAAGTTGTTTTGAGGCGAGTAGGGCGACATCTTCCATGCTCATGCGGGACAGCTGTTCGCCGCTTTTGAACGGGGCAACGCTGGTGCCGGGCGAGGTGCCCGGATTGCCGCTGTGGCTTTTCCCGAGCAGATCCTTGCGGCGGGCGGCATGTTTTTCCTGGGCGGCCTTTTGTTGTGCCTTCAGGGCATCGGCCTCCCCATTGCGGGCCATGATCTTATACGCGTTGAAGAGATCGGGCACACCGTAATCACGCGCCGTCTCCAGCAGTTTCCGCTCCTCTTCCGGGGTCTTGATCAACTGCTTCGTTTTCAGGGCCGTCAGCTGCCCGTCGATCACGCGCTCGACGCGCTGCTGCTCCGCCTGGGTACGCTGCTGTTCGGCCTGCTCTTGCGCACGCAGCGCCTCTTGCTCGGCTTTCAGCTCGGCCTTGGCGCGTTTGGATGCGGTGTCCAGGACGTGGTCCCAGCTGATCGGATTGCCGTTCTCGTCCAGCTGCAGCTTGACCTCCTGATCGTTCGCCGGCACCTTTGTTGGGTCCAGGTTCAGTGATTGCTTTTCGATGGCGGCCAGCTTGCCGCTGATATCGTCCAGTTTGGTCGCCAGCGGATCCGCCTGGGGCTGCGGTGGCGTCTGCAGAGACTGCCTGAATTCGTCCTGAGCCTGCGCCAGCAGTTCCTCCTCGGTCGGCGCCGGGGGTGCTGCAGTATCTGCCGGTGTCTGCGCCGGCGGTGTCGGATCCCCGTCGGTCAGCGTTTCTGCATCGTCGGCACCAACCTCCGGCGCGGGCGGCGTCAGATCCGGAAAGCTGTTGAAGTCGAGCGGTGCTTCGATCATCTCTTCGGGCGGGTTCCCCATCGATTTGGCTTGCGGCATGTGCATGTACCTTTCGGAAATAAATAAGAATACGCGCTGATCAGGCGCGTATTCCGATATATTGTTTGTTTTGATTTTGCATTTTGACGGTCTCGTATAGGACTAGGAATTGTCGGGGTAGGGTCAGGCGGTGGCGACCAGGTTGCCATTCCATGAAACGGGCGTCCACTGGCAATAATACTTGATCTGCCCGGCCGTGATGTTGGCGGTCTTCACTTCCTGCTTGATATCGGCTGCGACCATGTATTCATCGACGACGATATAGGGCTCTGCCTTGGAATCCGGCGTAGTATCGTGCCAGATCTCGCCAGCGATGATGTTGGCCGCCGTGGTCAGCGGAATGATCAGCGCGGTGTTGCCAGTCACGCCGACCTCGATCGTGGCACTGGCCCCAACCAGGTCGACAATACAAAGACCAAACAGCCGCACCCGCACCACGCCGGTCACCGTATAGAGGGTCGTCGGGTCGCCGGTGCCGTCATGATCGCCCGGATCATTGGCCGTACCGCCGGCAAAGGTCACGACCTTTTCTACGGCAGGCAGGAAAGTCTCAGATCCGATCGGGACACGGTTTTCGTCACGACGCAATGGGGACATTTACTGCTCCTTCGGGATGAACTCCAGCGTGGCCGGGAGTTCTCCGCGATAGGCGACAAAACCATGCTCATGCGTTTCGATAACGGTGTATTCCTTGCCGTTGTGTGTGACGGTTTTCGGGGCCTTTGCTTTCGGCTCAGCGGTTTTCGGGGCTTCCTTTTTCTCTGCCATGGTTCACACTCTTAAAGATAAAACAAAGATAAAACTACGCGCCCACGACCATCAGGCCGGAGGTGGCCTGCGTCGGCACAACGCCGCCGACATAGAGGTTTGTGAAGTCGTCTGCCCAGTCAGTCGCGCCCACGGCCATCGTGGTGCCGGTCAGCAAGACTAAGCCGCCGACCGAGGCATGCAGATCCATCCCGACGGTCATCGCTGTACCGGCGGATCCAATGCCGTTATAGAACAGGCAGTCCTGGAAGTTGACATACCGATCGATTCCGCCGGAGGCAGCAGCCTTTACCCAGAGGTGACCGGCATTGTCGGCATAGGAAATGATATGCACGTCTTCGAATGAATTGCGGGTGGCTGCATTGGCCAGCTCGATCTCGGCATTGCTGGTGGAGCGCGCCACGGTATCCAGGCCGATCGTACCCCCGACAAAGCGGTTTTCTTCCGCACCGTTCAGGTACAGGCTGCGCGCCGTGGCATCGTCACCGGCCGTGTCGTGCCCGATACCGGCCAGGTGCGTATTGAGGAAGACATTGCGATCACCCTGGACTTCGACCAGGACATCATTGCTTGCCTGGAACGTGCCCAGCTGCACATTGCTGAATGTATTGCCCTGCCCGGTGAGCAGCAGGCACGGATCCACGCTGTCCACAGTCCAGAGGACACGGGCGCGATGACTGAGCCGAACAGGCGCGCAGGCACCGACAACATGGATCTGATCCTTTGCCCAGGTCAGCGTCGCCAGTTCGGACGTGCCGGATCCCGATCCGACTTCGCCGGGAGCGATCACGATCACGTCGTGGTTGTTGTCGGCAGCCAGGTCATAGGCCTTGGTCAGCGTTTTCAGCGCAGTGTCCTTGCTGCGGCCGTCATTGGCATTGCTGCCGTTGGTGGCGTCGACGTAGAAGACGTTGCCGACGTACGGCTGGCCCACCATCCCGGCCAGGTCTTGCGGATAGATTTTATGCCCTTGCGAGAGAGCGGGAATATAGTCCCGTGCTTTGCCCATCAGAGGCTCCTTCGATCATATTGGGGTTGGATTAGTTCAGCTGCAGGAGGATCGGGGAGTACTCATCGGCAACGCCGGCTTGCAGCGCGATACCGATCTGCGGTTCGGCCGTGGCATCAATCGCCTCGACCTGGCCGGCTACACCGGTCCCGATGGTCAGCCCGGTGCCGCGTGCATAGGCTTCGTCTGCGAAGGCGTTCGCCACGCCGCCCGTCTGCACCCAGAAATAGGGTTTTTCAGACACATCGACGGCGCTGCCTGCGATACCGGCCGGCGCATCGGCCTGGTCAGTGGCGGAGATCACAAGCCCGCCCCACTGATTCAGGTACAGGGACACTTCGCTGGCGGTGGTCAGTGCCACGGCCAGGGGATCGATCAGGTCGATCTCCAGAACACCGGAGGCGTCAGCAGCGGCGTGCCCGCGGATCTGGTAGGTGTACCCTTCGCCGGCGCCGTCATGCGTCTGCAGATAGCCGTCGGCATACTGATTGGCAGTGGCGAGCGTGGCGCCAAGAGTCACCTTGACCTTGGTTGCGTTGAGCGCGGCGGCTTCGTATACCGCGACATTGACGTGGTTGGTCACCGCATCGGCATTGACGAGCAGGTTGCCGGCGACGATGTCGGCAGCGCCACCCTTGGCGTAGCGGTAGATGCGGCCGTCACGGGTGTATCCGATCGCTCCCAGGGACAGCGTTTTGATGGCTTCCGACTGGGTATTCGGAAGGCCCGGGATTTGCAGAGGTCCGTTGAACATAGCAGGGGTCCAGATAATGAATGGTTAGGTCAGGGATTCGAGCTTGCTGGCAGATTTCGGCATCTTGTCGATCATATTGCCTGCCCAGAGGATCTGACCGGTGCGGGCATACTGATTGGTCGGCTCTTTCCAGCCGGTCCAGGTGAAGCCGAAATTCTTTTCGCTGATCCCGTCATAGTAGCCGCCTTCGATCGTCCCCTTATCCAGGTTGATCGGGGTGCCCCAGGAGAGCTTCAGGGTGTAGACGTTCAGGAAGTCTTCATTGATCCAGACGAAATCGCCGCTGGGGCTCTTCTCGTCGGCAACAATCGGCTTGCCGCGGAACATCAGCGCATCGAAACCGATCTGCCCTTTGAGCGCCTGACCGGGCATGGCTTTCTCTTCACGGCCGACCTGCGGAGCGCCGAGCGCATTGTACTGGGCTTGCACCAGCGGGTTCAGGAGGGCTTCATAATCGGTCCAGGTCGCTTCATCGGTGATGGCGATGGTCGGTTTCTTGTTGCCGGACTTGGCCGAGTCATAAGACGAGGCCATCAGACCGAGGGTGATCGGCCCGCCGACCGTGGTCACGCTCGAATTCAGCATCGGATAGTCGGTGCGCGACAGCTCACCGTATGTGCTGAGATTTGTACCGTCGTCGATGATCCCGTCCAGACCCGTCATGTCGTCGCCGGATCCGATGCCGTAGGCGGCGCTGCCGAGCGTATCGGACAGATCCTCGACATTGGATTCCATTTCGGTCCGGATCAGGTCGATGATCTGCGTCTGCTTCATCTGGTTGATCGACACCTGGGTGCCGTACAACGTCACGGCCTGGTAGTAAAACTTCGGATCGAACTTCATCACCTTGCGCGTGTTGGTCTGCGCGGTGTTGAAGGTCCCGGCCGTCCCGAAGGATCCGCCGGCGGGGTTTTTCTGGGTTTTGATGACGACCTTGAGCTGTTCACCCATGAACGGCTTCGGCTTCGTGAACAAGCGAACAAACAGCACGTTGCTGTTGAGCACCTGGTCCACGACTTTGGGCAGGAAGAAGTCCTGCGTCACGTTCGTTACGAATTCATTAAAAGATGCCATCAGTCACTACCCATAAAAAACTAGGTGGTATCTGATGGCACTGGTTGCGGTCGCCCGTAATTTACGCGGGCGCGTCCAAAAAGTCAACAGAAATAATCAATCGTCCTCTTTCGTGGCGCGCTTGCCGTAGGAGGTGGCAGCCATCGCCTCGATGAACTCGCCCAGCTCAGACAACGCTTCCGCCATATCGCATTCGCCTTCGTTGAATTTATCCTGAGCCGCCCAGAGCGCATCACGCAGCAGATCCCAGTCGCCTTCATGCTCATTCCGGCGCTTCTTTGTTTCATCCTTTTTCTGCATCTGCTCGACCAGAGAATTGTCGCCGCCGGTCTTTTTGTCGATTGCAGCCAGGCGCTTTTTGATCGCTGCCTGCCGCTTCTTGTAGGACTCGGGCATTCCGATTTCAGCTTCGTCCATCATGTCGGGTATCCAAATAAGGGTTAAAGGCCGGGAACATTCTGTGCATCATTGGCCATTTGCGCAGCGATGGCGGCGGGATCCGGACGCTGTGATACGTCGACCTCGCCGGAGTTGATCTGACCGGGCGGCCCGGACGGGGGAGCGGCGCCAGGCATACCGGGTGCGCCGCCCGGTGGCATCATCGGCTGCGGGCCCATCACTATCCCCTGAATGATTACTGGACTGGCTCCCACCTGCTGCAGGCGCTCCACGACCTTCTGCTTGATACCCGGGTGCAGCAGCTCGGCCGCATCCAGGAAGCCAGGCTGGAACAGATTCCCGGACTCGACGGCCTTTTGCAGGAAGAGCTTTTCGGCCGCCTCACCCGGGTTCGCCCAGCCAAGTTTCTCGTACAGCGTTTCGTCATCGATGCGGTTCTGTCCGGACAGCTCCAGCGCCTCATTGCGCTCGACGAACTTATCTTTGGGCAGCAGGGATCCCGGCTTGATCCGGACACGCACGCCCTGGACGATGTCGGATCCCTTGAATTTTACCAGGGTCGCCAGGCCCTTGTTGTCGCTGTACGGGATGTACTTTTCCTCGTCCCAGTACAGCTTCATCGCCTGGATCTGGAGATTCGTGGCGCGCGTCACTGCACGGTCCAGGGCGTCAGATACCGGCTCAGTGCGCCCGGTGTCGCCCTCCTTCAGGAGCTGCCGGCCACGGAATGTCTCGGCGCCGGTGCGCTCGCCCCGCGTGGTGGCGTGTGTACCCATCGTGCTGTCGGACTGCAGCGACATCTCCCGCTTCAGCTCCATCGCATTGGGGTTAATATCCTTCGGCGGGATCCGGATCATCATTGCCCGGATATCCTTACCGCCGCCGCCGTCCCCGAACAGCTTGTCGTCGGTACCGCCGCGATATTTGGATAGCTCGTCCTTGCTGATGAAGTCGCTGGTCGCGGCGATCGTACCGCGGTCCTGCAGGTCATCCATCACGTTCTTCAGGAGGCGGTTGATCGCGTCCTGCATCGCCTTCACCTGTTCGACCATCGAGCTGTCATCATAGACCGACTTGCCCAGGCTCAGGATGCGGTTGATCAGTGTGTAGGGTTTCGACGGATTGAGTAGGTAGTTATTCTGCTGGAACTCAAAATCGAACAGCGGGTTTTTCCCTTTGTCCAGGATCAGGCTGTCCATCCGGAAGATCAGATTCTCATTCGTCCAATACTCCCAATACCCCATGATCGCGTCCTCGCGGATCTCGCCGCCGTGCTTTTCGAACCCATACGCGCGGATCTCTTTTTCCTTGTTGGGGAACTTGGCGATCAGCTCCGTCATCGTGTCTTCGACGTATTCCGCGATATACCGGCATTCGTCTTCAGTGCGGCCGCGCGGGTCGAATATCAGGCGCTGCGGGCGGACGTGTTCCGTCTTGAAGTCATTGGTCTGGGCATTGTACACGAGCTTCAGCACGCCGACCTTGTAGAGCCACCAGTGTCTCACTGCGATGGCAAATTCCACCTTTTCGTTATCGTCCTCGTATTTCCCGATCAGCACCTTCTGCAGCAGCTCGCCGAATTCCTTCAGCTCGGGCGGCAGGAATACGACGGGCTCCGGGGTCTTGCTGGTGATGATCGGGATGATCGTTTCGGCCGAGATGAAGATGCGGTTCTCGATCGGGGCGATCCTCCCGGGTGTGCTCATGCCCTTTGTGTGATGCCCGAGCCAGTACTGTTCGTTGATGTCCTGCACTCGTTTCATGCGATTGTGCAAAGTCATGCCATTCTGGATATCGTCCTGGATCTGCTGCGCCAGGACAGCATCATCCATGTCCAGATCGACGGCCGGGATGAACTCAGTCGCGCCTTCCGACATCAGCGATTCGCTGACCTCTGCAGGCAGGTCGCCGGTGCCGTTCATGTCAACGTCGGCGTTCAGGGGAAAGCGTGAGTTTGCCATAGGATCCGTCCGCTGGGGATTGGTCGGTATCTTATGGCACTCAATTCGCTCGCAGTGTATCGCCGCGTCTGATCAGCGTCAACTGTCCGCGCCCGGATAATCGAGCGGCATCGGATCCTCGCCGGTGCGCAGCTCCCCCTTCAGTTGTTTTCGGATCAGCTCGCCGACCAGGTTGGGCATCTGACCATGGATATCGACTTCATATGTCCCGCGCCTGTACTGCTCGATCGGGTCGTTGGTGCGACTGCTGAGCACAGCACCGCCGGCACGAAACGGACGGGTCATCACACCGTACCGCAAGGCGTCGGCGCTATGGTCGTCGCCCTCGGTGTCCAGATCCTCGGCGTTTTTCTCGTCGTGGATCAGATACGGCAGTGTCTCGATCAGCCGGGCGCAGGTGCTGAAGACCTGCAGCCAGGGCAGTCCGTCGGGCGCTTTGGACAGATACTTGCGCACCTGCATCCAGCCGTTGAGGCGGTCATTGTTTCCGTTCCGGAACAGCTGATTCGGGATCCCAGCTTCGACCAGCTGATCGACGATGCTGGGTGCATCCTCATTCAGGATCATGCCGCGCCGTTTGTTGTACATGCTTGGGTCGACGATGATCGACTTGATCGGATCCCGGCGCGCGGCCGACAGCTCGATGATCTGTTTCGCCGCATCCGCCGGCGAGGTGCGTTGCAGCGACAGCTGCCGGTAAACGTACAGCCGACGAGGCATGAAGGGTGACTGCTCGCCGTCGGGTGTGATCGCTATCCAGAGGGCTTCGAACCAGCCCGGCCAGTATCCCCAGTCGATTGCGATGAAGCGCTTCCAGTAGGGCGGGATAGCGAACGGCTCGATGACATGATACCCGCGACCGTCCGGAAGGCGCGTTTGCCAGGTGTCGAAGAATTGCCCTTCGAAGACGTCCCATTCGCCCAGGCGCCAGGCTTTGTAGAGTTTGGGATCTGTGGACTTCAGGGATTCCAGGTATTCGACATAGCCCGGATCCATCGCCTGCAGCGTCGGGTTGTCCTCGAGTAGCGCCGGGATGAATATGCGCTTCCTGCTTTTGAATTCCGGAGAGATGAACGGCGTGCCTGGTGTCGCCGGATCCACAAATCGTTTCTTGACCCACTTGTGCCCGGGTCCGCCCGGGTTCGTGGTGGCGAACACCTGCGGGTGAATCCCCTCGACTGTGCTGCGGCAAGACCCGAGGATCTTCACATAGGTGTTTTCATCCGGGATCAGGGTGAGCTCCTCTGTGCCGATCTTCTGATACTCCTGCCCCAGGTACTTCATCCAGGAGTCGTCTTTCATGTGGCCCATGCGTATTTTCGCGCCACCGGGGAACTGGAACAGCGCAGATCCGGATCCCGGGCTACCGATTTTCCTGCCGCCTTCAGCCGCATAAAAAATAGACGCGCGGTCGGCAAAGTCTGCGAGATCCGTGGCGTCTTTTCTCAGGACCAGGCCGCGGTATCGTGGTACGGCATGGTGCTCCATCATCGACACGATCAGGGCTTCCGTCTTCCCCGGGCCACGCGCACCGCCGAACAGCACTTCATATTCCGGACGGCGCAGCGCCTCTTCCTGTTTGGGGTGGGGACGCCAGATCTTCACTTCTGGTCCTTGTCTTCCAGCTTTTTGGGCGAATACACCATCAGGCCGGATCCCGGCGGTAAGTCGAGGCCGTTGACGTCCTTCATATCCGTCAGGTTTTTCGCTGCGAATATGGTGAAGCCGGAATTCCACCGCCCTGCTGTGCCGTTTTCGATGATCAGCGCCTTCTGATACTGCCTTGCAAACGTATATGCATCGGAAAAATCGGGACGCAGCTTAATGCCGGTCGGATTTCCAAATTCGTCCAGCGCCTCTTCATTCGCCCAGTCTCCCAGCGTCGTTACATGCACACCGATGCTCGAGGCAAACCGCTCCAGCGTCGGACAGTCAGCCGTGCGATATCCGTATTGCTTTGTTTTTGTTCCCGTTTTTTCCTCGATTATTTCAGCTACAAGGTACCGTTCAATCGGTTTTTTGCTGAAATAGCGAATCAGCTTTTTCGCAT